TTCCGGCCAATACCTTCTCACGCGGTCTACGCTCATCCTTGTGGAAATCCATAAAGACATGCATAAGCCGCTCGCCTTGTTTTGCACTGGTAACTATATCGTTAACATATCCCTCGAGTTCTTTGCACTCGGGGCTGTCAAAGACATAATCTCCATCTGAGCCAAAGAAGTCGGTTTTACCCTTCCCCTTCAGCATTTTGACCCACGGGTATCCGGCTGAGGTCTTCCGGGGAAGACCATCTAAGCCGTCGACGCCATCGATGCCTGCCACTGCTTCATGGTAGGTAAGGACTCGTCTACCCACTCTCTCATCCAGCTTGCTGAGAGGGTGGTTCACTACTAGGTCAGTATAGTGATTTACGCAACAGTCTAGCACATCCAAATCCAATGCTTCAATAGAATGGTGGTACTTTTCTGTTGCAATTCGTGCGGGATCAATCTTAACACCATCACGCTCAAACTCTCGTAAATGAGCTGGGATGGTTTTTGGCTGGTACCCTACTTTGCCATGCAGGGGAGATCGCCGTATACACGTGCTACTGGGCAAATTGGCTGGCTCCACATATCCCAAATTAACCTTCCCAGGGATTTTCTTCTCCTGAGGAGGGGGGGCCAAATCGTTCCAACCCCCACCTGACCGATTAAGGTCGATGAGTACGTTGGCCTCTGTACGGTACTGCGCGTGAATTAGAGAGTGCTGCTCTCCAAAATGGTCCACGATTGCATCGTACATACCGACCGTTAGTGGGTGCGATATGCCCACTGCCTGTTGTCTATAACCCGCAGTATGAATCCCAAATATCTTTTCACATCTATACTGGGGGTTCTGTATCGCTACGGGTAGTCCACAGTCACCAACTTGCGTCTGAATCCTATACTCAATGGGACGCATGATGGTAGCCGATCCTCCTTTAATAGGGTATGTCACTTGCGGTTTGTCTACCACATATTCCCCATCAAGTAGGCCTGTGAACGCGCCATCTTCCACGGACGGCATTACACACATTCCATGCTTGCCGTAATCCTCATTTGGAATGAGGTACTTACGAACAGAGGCATGTCGCTGAATACACCTATTGGTCAGATATATAGCGACTAAGTCACTCTGCTTCCCACATGGATAGCATACATTTTTC